TGACTACGGCACTGAATACACCGAAATCTTGAGCATGGGACTGGAGCAGATTTTGGTTGGGCTAACAGTCGAGCCGTTTGCGGATATCGATTTATTGAGAACGATTATCGGGGTCTTAGGGGGCATATAATGAGACTGCTAGCAGAAATTAGATGGCCGCAGGCCAGTTGGCAAATCGAATACCAAGACGGCAAGATTATCCGCCCCATCAATCCAGTGACGCAAGCAATTGAAGAGTTTCTTGGAGACAAGCCGTCGAGTCTTACCATTCTTGATGCTCTGGGCAGACTTGGAGAAGTTGTTATACTCGACGCAGACGACGAATTTATGGGAGGGCTGTTGTATGACGACGTCAAAGAGCAGTAAGAACTTGCGAGGCGGAGCAGTCTACGGCTCTGTCACTGGCGCCAACGTCGACTGGATTCAAGCGGTAGCATTCGATGCCGCATATCTAACGACGCCGGAAGAGATAGAAGAGGCCAAACGACGCACTGCGGGATTGCCGTCTTCCGTTGGGCTCAAGCGGACACTTGAGGGCAGAGACAAAGAGCCGCTTTCGGAGGAAGACTGGCAGATGCTCGAGGAGATAGTCCGCAATCTCGAGCAGAAGGCGAAAGAAAAGACTTATCTTGACACAGTTTAAAAAAGGCGTACAATTGGAGCAAATGATAGAGAAGACTTCGCCGTCAGAAATTAAATCTAAAGCCGACTTGCGGGCGCTGCCGGATGATGAACTGCTCGAGCTCCACCGCCGGCTGCACCAGTGGTACGCCAACACGAGCGACAAAGCCGAATATGGGTACTACCGGCTGCACTCTTGGGTGGCTGAAGAAATGCGCCGGCGCGGGATGAACCATAACCGCGTCGATGGTCTCGATGCTCGAGTGGCCAACGAGATTGTGCTTTCTGCGGATTTGCGGGATTATGTTCTCGTGCCGGATTATGTATCGATAGTTGGGTCGGCAGCCACCGAAGACGACCCGCAGGACATTGACGTGCTGCTGCGTGACCGGAACGAGTCGGTCGACCAGGGCTGGCGCGAGAGCGTTATGCTGTTGGTCCGCAAGCGGCTTGCCGGCATCAAAATGCCGATACATATACTCTGCAATCCGTCGGGGCCGCATCTTGCACCGGACCAAAAGTACATACCATTGTTCGACTTAGTTCTGCGCCCAAAAAATATCACCAAGTCAGCGTCAGAACTGCCGGAGTGGCAGAGATGGCTGGAAAAAGCTCCGAGCGGCGAATGGATTGACATTGGTCCCGGCCCGGAAGGCTCGCCGCCGGGCTTCCGCAGTCTCGGCCGCCCGTATGACTTAGACAAGACTTGGCCGCTCGAAGACAGCTCCATATCGGTACTGCGGGCAAATCACGTGCTCGAGCATCTTAGAGACCCCGCGCGTGTAGTGAATGAAATCTGGCGCGTTCTCAAGCCCGGCGGCATTGCAGTTATCACAGTGCCCGATGCAAGAAGCCCGGGCGCAGTGGCGCACCCGGAGCATAAGTCATTTTGGGTGCCGGAGTCGTTCTTGTTCTGGACTCGCCCGGATTTGCTCTCCACGGTGGAGCGTCCCACGCCGGAGCCGTTCACTCTGCTGTATCTCGCCCGGCGTGAAGAAAATGGCTTGTCATACGTAGACGCGGTGCTGCAGAAGCCGAACGCCATTGAGAAGCAGGAGCTCAAGCCGATTGCGCACTTCACTCCGCCCAAGCCGGCAATGAAAGACCGAATGCACACCGAGGCGTTCAGGCCGGAAGAAATCGCAGATTGGTTCGAGCGCCACAAAAACGAAGGGATTTACGCCGAGCCGAAGCTCAACGGGTTCCGAGCAATATTTCAGCACTCCGAAGATGATGAAGTTTCTTTGTTCTTTGAAGACTCCCAAAAAGAGCGGTGGAATTCGCTGCGCCGGTTTCTCGATGAGCAGAAGATTCTCGAACTGCCGTCGTTCATTCTAGACTGCGATGTTGGCGTCGTTGAAAGAGGCCGCAGGTGGCCGCGGGTCAAGATAATGGCGCTAACGTCAGACGACCCGGAACTGCCGGCAGGCGCTTCGGTGGCAGTTACTGCGTTTGATGTTCTCTATTGGGACGGCGAAGATGTACACGAAAAACTATTCGCCGACCGGCGTGCACTGCTTGAAAAGATTGCTCCGCAGTTAAAAAATGCCGGAATAGAGATTACGCCAATCACTAAAGTCGAAACTCTCGATGACATCCGCAAGGCATGGGAATCGGCTGAGTTTGGCCGAGCGGATATGAGCGAAGGCGTCGTGCTTAAAGCCGGCGGGTGGGAGTACAACTTCGGCCCGTCAACCGATGGAATGGCAAAAATTAAGCACTGTCTCGAGCTTAAAATGATAGTGCTTGATGTGACCGAGACCAAAAATGGGCAGTGGCACTACAAAGTCGGGCTCCTGCCGGGCAAAGCCGGCGGCGCCACTGAAGAGCTGAATGGAGTCAAGTATGTACCAGCCGGTGATACACTCAACTCGCAGATAAAAGCGAGTAAGGGCGATATCATAACGGTCGAAGTCGAGGAGCTCGTGGTTGACGGCGTTAAGATTGCAGTTCTCGATGGGAAAGTCATTGACATTGACAAAGAGAGAGACGAGCCGTATTACGCTGCGCAGTCAATCGACTTAGCCGAACGCGCGCACGTGCTCAACGTCAAGACTCCGCCTAAAGTGTCGGCCCGCAAGTCTGCGCCGGCTGGCGAAGGAGAGGAGACTCGCAGTGAAGCAGCGGAAGAAAACTGGCACAAAGAATGGCAGGTGGCGATACCGGTCTCCGGCAAACCGCAGCCGTACATAGTACATATGCACTGGCGCGGGCTGACGCAGGATGAAGCCAAGTTAAGTCTCGATGAGCTGCTCAAAACCGATAACTCGGTGCACTATGACTTGCGGCTCGGCACTGACCGGTTTAATGGCTGGTGGGGAATTTCGCTCTTCGCCGGCCGGGCGAAAGATAACCGGCCGAAGCTCAAGCTCGAAAAGATGCTGACCGACCCGGAAGTCATTCTTGAGGGCGCTGTTAAACAGTTTGGCCCGAAAGGGTGGCTAACGTTGGGTCTCGATGGGCCGGTAGTCACCGGTCCGGGCGAAGTTGGCGCAGCGTCAAAGTCTTGGGCTAAGTTCTTCGCAGTCGACCACGGGACTTATCAAGTTGGATTTGCGCGCGAACATGCGGTTGAGCTCTGGTTCGACGGCAAGATTCTCAAGGGCCGGTACATGCTCCAATACGCCCAAGTCGGCGGTAAGCGAATTTGGTTGTTCTCGCGGCCCCAATCGCAGGAGCCGTATGCGCAGTCGCACGATCCAAATGAAGTGCTCGAAGATTTGCGTCAGAAGGGCCAGAAGTATCTGTTCTGGCCAAAAGACCCATCGGACTTGGCCAAAGGGCTCGAGATTCTCGAGGTCAAGGCGAAGGGCATTGAATATCGGGTTCTTAAGACGCTCTATCCCGAGCGAGTGACCATTGGCATCATTTATCCCGCCAATGAAACTGACGCTCACGGCGATTGGGCGTCGAAAGAGACTGTCGAGAAAGCATGCTGGCGGTTCAACCGCAAGTTGAAAGATGGGCTGAACCGCGTCGGACTGTTCCACAGACCCGACTTGGGCGACCAAGGCGAAATAATCGAGAGCGCAATCTACCGCGGGCCGGACTGCTATCTCAACGGCCAGCTGCTTAAAAACGGAGATTGGGTCGGCGCAGTACAATGGCGGCCCGAAGCATTTGAACTAATTGTTAAGGGGGAAGTGACTGGTCTTAGCATTCAGGGCTATGCATTGAAAGAAGGCCAGTAACCACCGCAGTTATCTGCGGGTAGCGCTAAACAAGAGAGGTGATTAATGGTGGCTGAGCTAAAAGAAATCGACGTCGAGCGAATCGACGGTGTTGACGAGCCGGCGACCCGCAAGCGGTTCTTGATTCTCAAAGCCGAGGAGCCGGACGAGCTGCGCGCTGCCGCCGAGGACCTCGTCAACAAAGTTGCCGCGGCATTGAAGCTGCTGGCTGATGCAGACATCGTTCTCGACGAAGCAGCTGCCAAAGCGCTTGATGAAGTTGCAGAGGCGGTCGGTCTCGAGCCAACGTTTGTCGCGACTAAGGTCAAGCCATACGGGTATGGCTACGGCTATGCTCCAACACCGAAGTCAGAAGAAGCTAAGTCCGAGGAAGAAGTCGAGAAGTCGGAGACCACAGAAGAGAGTAATGATTTGTTGGCGCGGATTGCCCAAATCGAGGAGAAAATCAACCAGCTGGTTGAGTCTCTCAAACCCGCATCAGGGACTACAGTTGCCAAGAGTCGGCAGCCGGCCGCGCAGGACACTGATGCGGTGCCGAGGAAACTCGGAGAAGGTCTTTTCGCCGATGTAATTCTCCGGCGATAACCAACCCAAAGGAGGTGCATACAATGAACGTTAACTGGCTGCAAAAAGGCGTATTTTCCACTGCGGACATCGACCCGGCTCAGACTTCGGGTGCCGGTGGTCTTTTGTCACCGCAGCAGGCGACCGAGTTTCTCCGAGTCGCCATCGAAGACACCGTGATTATGAAAGAGGCGAGGGTTGAAACATCAAGCTCGCCGAAGTTCGAAGTACCCCGAATCTCGCTCTCAAGCCGCATTTTGCGGCCCGGCGTGGAGGGTCAAGCTCTCGGCTCTTCTGACATTGCCGAGCCGACTACGGGTTTAGTAACTCTCTCGACGGTTCTGTTCAAGGGCGAAATCCAGATGACGACCGAGCTGCTGGAAGACAACATCGAGGGTCCAGCATTTGCTGACCGGATTGCATCCGACTTGGCTAAAGCAGTTGGTCGTGATATTGAAGAGATTGCCGTTAAGTCAGATACCGACCGAGTTTCCGGCGACAACGAGCCGTGGTTCGACCAGTTGAATGGCATAATCGCACAGTGCCAGGACAATTTGCCGACCGGGCAGAAGGTTGACGCTTCCACTTACACCAGCTACATCAGGCTGTTTGGCGATATGGTTGCTGCTATGCCCTCGCGGTACTTGTCCAACTGGAATCAGCTGCGGATATACGCTCCGTATGCGCACGTGCATCAGTATCTCAACACGCTCATGGCTCGCGGTACGCCGCTCGGTGACACAGTGATAACCGAGGGCTATGGTGCCAAGTTCCGCGGCATCCCGGTTGTTGGCGTTCCGGCATTGTCCGGCCAGGGGTCAATCAATTCAACGGTGGTGTACTACGACCGGTTCTTGATTCTGACGGTGCCGAGCAATATCATTTTCGGGTTCCACCGCCGGATGAAGATTGAGCCGTATTATGACCCGCGGAGCGGCGTTGAATCGAGAATAGTTACTGTTCGGTTCGACGTCAAACTCGCCGACCCGGCTTGCGCAGTCTTGGCTTACGGCGCCAACAGCGCTAACTTCACCGAATAATCTAGGAGGGTAAGTCTATGGCGACTCTAGGTGCAAAAAAAGCGAGACTCGTAGGCGGTGGTGTAGATTTGCGGGTAGTCGCCACTCCATCCGGTCTTGATGTTCAAGCGCCGACACCGGCGGTTGGAAGCAAGCTGAAGGTGTCTTACGCAGATGGAGCGAACGCCAACACCAACATACCCATAACCGGTATCACCACGTCTGATGTTCTGGTCTCCGTTCTAGAGATTCAGCCTCCAACCGCTATCTCTGGCAGCACCATTAAGTCGGACCAAACGGCCAATGCCACTATTTACTCCAACGGCAACATCAGAATCAGCCAGTCGACTGCCGGAAACCAAGTGCTAGTGGTTTGGTGGGACGTTGCTTAGGAGGCGAGCCATGAAAGTAGTCTTGGCCGAGTCGATTACGGTTGGCGGCGTGACTTGGGGACCGGGAGAGTATGAGACTGAAGGGCTTGATGAGCCCTGGAAGTCGATATTGGAATCCCGCGTAAAGAAGGTGGCAAGCAATGCCGTCGCTAGTGAGTCTAAGCGACCTGAAGACGCTGCTGCGAATAGCGGAAAATGATACATCCGAAGATAACGTGCTCAACGCTTGTCTCGACGCGGCGGAAGAGTACGTTCTCTCGGTGACTAAGTATTCAACGACCGCAGAAACGGGTCGTGTCGACTTGTTCTTTGGCGTTCCAGTTGGTCGACGTGCTCGACTCTGGCTGACGCTGCGGCCCGTTTCATCGGTCACGTCAGTCGAGGTGCGGCCGGAAGGTGGAGAGTGGTCGTCGGTTTCTGGCTATGAAGTGCAGGGCGACTCGGTTGTGTTATACGGTGGTTGGGAGACGCCGCCGGTCTTCGAGAGCATTGCACCAGTACGGATATATGACGTCAGAGTAACTTACGACGTCAGCCCGATGACCACTCCCCCCGCCAGACTGAAGCAAGCAGCACTTCGGCTTGCATCATATCTGTACGACATTGCAAAGTCGGGTGCGTCGGTATCCACTGCCGCGGCTGATATTCGGACCGAGCTGTCAAAAGCGGCGGTGCCCGACGATGTGGTAGAAATGCTGTCAAGCTACGCCGGAAGGTGGTCGGCAAGTTGGGTCTAAAGTCATCGTTGAGACAACGAGTGCAGGTGACTCCGGTCTCTCGGTATTATGACGGTGCCGGCGGGTACTTAGACCAGCTTGGTACCCCGTATTACACTTGGGCGTCAATTGCTCCACAGATACGGAGTTCTGAGTCTATGGTTCGAGAGTACCCGTACCGCGGTGCGTTTGCGGGGCAAGTCAAAGTCGGTGACCGGGTTAAGTATGAAAGTCAAAATCTCGTTGTCGCCGAAGTCGCACCCGGCCCGGAGGGAATCTGGATAGCTTGGCTGTCTTGGGAGTACATGGAGTGATTCGGGCAAGCATAGTCGGAAGAGTTGATGTTAGTCTCGAGCGGCTCGCGGCGGAAGCGCGCAAAAGAGTCAGAGACGCCGTGCAGGATACCGCAAACGATATTGTTGCGGACGTTGCAGGCAGAGGCCCGCACGCGGCTCCATATAGGCGCGGCCACTTGCGGTCGTCTTATTACGCCGAAATGCTCTCTGACTATGAAGCTCGGGTCGCCAACAACGTCGAGATAGCGCCGTACGCAATCTACGTCGAACTTGGGACTCGCAAGATGGCGGCAAGGCCGCACTTGAAACCAGCGGCGGAATATGCCCAAGAAACGTTTATTGAGCGCATCAAAGCAGCACTATGAATGCATATCAAATTGAAAAGATGCTGTTCGAGCTAATCGCAGGCAGAACCGGCAAGTTCTCATTCTCGGGAATTCCGCCGGCGTGGGCAGTGCTTCCGGCGTATGTGTATTCGATGGCGTCGGCGAGAGATATCAATGCTCTCGGCGAGCCCGGCCAGATTATGGTCGAGGCAACGTACATCATCAAAGTGATTGCGAAGTCGACCAGCTGGTCTGCGGTTGCGACGTGGGCAGACACGCTTGACAGTGCTCTTGATGGTGCAGTGTATGAACAAGACGGATACCGGCTAGAAGTCCGTCGAGAGCGGCCAATCGCATATATTGAGATTGACAATGGTCAAGAGTACCGCCACTTGGGCGGGTACTATACGGTATACTTAACCAGACTGTAAGGAGGTGTTATTATGGCAGAATCAACAACCACATTTTTGACTGCACTTTGGGCGCCAGAAACGACGCCGGGCACCGTGCCCGCAGATGCTAACTTCAAGGCGCTGCGTGCAGTTTCAGTTGAAGATGTCCGCCCCGTCATTGATGCTGGCATTGAGAGAATGTTGGGGCAAAAGATATCGAGCGTTTCATGGGTCGGTCGAGAGTCGTCAGAGCTATCTATTCGCAGTCAACCCGTATACGGGCAGCTCGCTCACTTGTTCTGCAGCTTGCTTAAGAATGTAACTCCGCAAGCAATAACCGAGGGTGCTACTACGGTTGGGTACAAGTGGGATTTCACTCCGGCACTCGACACTGAAGAGACCCCGAAAACGTTTACAGTGGCTCTGCAGCCGTACATTGATTCGGGCGGAGCAAAGCGGATTAACATACCGTATGTTCTAGTCAATACGCTGACGGTGCGAATACCGGCTCAAGGCCGGCCAGAACTGACCGCTTCCGCAATCGGCCGAGCGATGCAGTTAAACCAATCTGTAATCTCGAGCCCGCCGTCAGTCGAGGCCGTGCCAATGCTGGCCAAGCACGCATCGGTCTATATTGACAGCACGGCATCGGGCATCGGCACGACGAAAATGACTCGCGTTCTTGAGGCGGAATTGACGTTTGAAAACCGGTGGAACCCGCTTTACGTGCTCGACGCATCACAGAGTTCATTTGCGGTCCACATTGAGCAGCCGGTAGTTGCTCGACTTCGGCTGCTGATGGAGGCGGATGCGCAGGGCGTTGCGGGGCTCGACCAGGCGCGCAGCAATACAACCAAGTTTATTCGGCTCGACGTCGTCGGGCCGCTGCTGCCGAGCGCAAGCACAAACACGTACTTGCTCCGGGTTGATATGGCCGGTGCCGTGCAGTCGGTCGGCACTTTTAGAGACCAGGACGGTGTGTTCGCCGTGGAGTACACGTTCGAGGCGATTTACAGCACCGCATTCTCGCCCGCAAAAGCGCTGACAGTGACAGTGCAGAACAACGTGCAGGCATTGTAATGCATTAACACAGTTAGGAGGCCAATCATGAAGCTCGAAGATATTGCTCTCGCTGAAGGCAAAGTCGAGTTTCGAGGGCAGACTCTTAATTTCACAATGAGACTTCCGTCGTTTCGGGAGACCGCCGAATTACTTCAGTCGGCCCCTGAAACCGATACTCTCGAAAACCAGTTGGAGTGGCTCAATCGGGAGAAGACTTGGCTGGCGGAGCATATCGTCGATTGGGACCTCGAGGAGTCCGGGCGTCGACTGGAAGTTAGTGTGGAGGTAATTGAGAGACTTCCGTCGACTTTGGTGCACGCTCTGTTTGGGGCGGCAATGGAGGTGTTGCAGCAAGACCAGGCCCCTTTAACGACATCAAGCCCCTCCGACGGTGGCTAATATCGGAGGGGCGGGTTGGCGCCCCTCCGAGCTGGTATTTGCTCTTAAGAGTGGCTCGGTATTTAAAAGTTCCGCCTTGGGAGTTGGATAGGCGCCGGTACTGGTACTATGCGGGGCTAGCCGCGATGATTGCAGAGCAAGAAGCAGAGCAGTTTCAGCTGGAGAAAGAACGAGACAGCGAGTGACAATGTTGGCGCGCTCAGCGCGTCAACATTATGAGCTAATTAAGAGAGAGTGGTAATGGCGAGCGAGACTGTATCCCAACTTGAAGTCTTAATTAGAGCCGAAATTAATGAGTTTGTCGCGGCCATGCGCCAAGCCACAGAAGCCATGCGCCAATTCTCGGCTGCAAGCGCGTCGGCTCTCAATCAAACGCAGGAAAAAGCTGAAGAAGCCGAGAAGAAAACGAAGTCGGCGTTCCAGCGGATGGCCGATGGCGCTCGTCAAGCTGTAAAAGGGTTCAAAGACCTCGGCGTGGTCGTTGCCGCTGGCGCTGTTCCGCTCGGGCTCGCAGTGCACAGCATGATTGGTTATGAGCGCCAAATGCGCAATGTTAACTCGATTCTCCACTTATCCGAAGATAGATTTAAGGGCTTGTACGACCAAGTGCTGGCAATGGCGCGAGACCCGTCGGTGTACCACCGACCAGTCGAGTTGGCCCAAGCGCTGTATCAAGCCGCATCAGCTGGTTATGATGCGGAGAAAGGTCTCGAGCTAGTTCAGTCCGCCAGTGTTGGTGCAATGGCCGGCACTGCAAATCTCGCAGACACGCTCAAAGTGCTAATCTCTGTTCAGCGGTCTGGCATAAAAGGCGGTGAAGACCTCGGGCACTCTCTCGATGTTCTGTTCAGGACGGTAGAGCTTGGAATCGTTGAATTCTCCGACTTGGCCAACACTTTGGGCTATGTAACTCCAATTGCTGCGACCGCGGGAGTCAGCTTGGAAGAAGTCAGTGCGTATCTAGCTCTTGCAACGCTGCGCGGGCTTGACGCCGAATCAGCGGTTACGGCGCTCAAGAACGTTATTATGCAGGTGCTCAATCCGTCTGCGCAGGCGAAGAAGATATTCAAAGAGTTGGGCATCGAGTTCGGCGCATCGGCGTTTAAGGCCAAGGGCTTAATCGGTGTTCTCTCTGACGTTGCTCAAATTCGCGACCCGGACGTAATCGCAGCTCTGTTTGGCGATATGAGAGCGTTTTTGGGTGCGGTCACACCGCTTGCCGGCGAGGGGATGCAGGAATTCGCAAGGCTGCTTGACAGCATCACCAACAGTGCGGGCGCGGCCCAAAGTGCAGCGGACCAAATGCGCCAGAGTCTCGGCGTTCAGCTCGAGCAGTTGAGGGCGAAAGCAGAGGCGTTGGGGATAAAGTTACTGAATTCTTTAATCCCGCATTTGCGTAGTTTAGTTAATTGGGCGGACAAAGCGGTTAACTCTCTGCAAAAGCTGAATGAGCAAACTGGCGGAGGCGCTGCTGCTTTCGGCAAATTTTTGGTTGGGGTCGGGCTAGTCATAACCGCAATCAACGCAATGGCGTTCGCGGTTGGCAAAGCTAAGAGTGCATGGGAAGCGCTAAAAGGCGCCGCGAAATTTGTAGCAGGC